TTACTCGGCGCCGATCAGCGGCACCACGGTCCGCTCGATCCCCACCATGCCGCCGCCGAAGGCGTTGATGAGCACGAGCAGCGAGAATTGCCGCCAGTTCTCCTTCAGGCCAAGGCGGATGGCGGGGGCGCCGGATGCCACGCTGGACGCCATGCTCACATCGACCGGCAGGAATGGACGGCGCGCACTGCCTCCGGCGATGCGGGCGGGATGTCCCGCAGCATGAAGGCGGCGCGCTCGGCCTCGCTTTCGCTGGCCTTGTCGCGACGTCTCTCCAAGCCCAGCGTCGAGACCGGGTTGGCGCTAAGCCCCCCGCCGCATACCGAGCCGGCGAGGGCACCGGGAAGGGCCAGGAGATAGTCGGGCAGGGCCTTCTTGCGGATGCTGCGGAAGGGGTCGCGCGCCTTCCTCGGCGCCCGCCGCCAACGCGGTCCGGTCCAGGTCGCCGGCAATCCGCCTGTGGCCGATGACGAGCGACCAGGGTTCCTCGGCGCGGGGGCGATCCGTCACCAGCAAGGCGACATGCTCGGGCCCATGGCCGGGCGGGGCAGGTATCCTGACGGGGCCATGGCCCATGGCGATCTTGTCGCCGTCGGCCACCGCGGCAAAGGGGCAGGCCAGGCCGGCGCGCTCGGACAGGATGCATCGGGCGCCGGTCGCATCGGCCAGCGCCGGCCCGGCCGAAAGGCGGTCGGCATGGACATGGGTGTCGGTGGCATGGTCGATCCTCTTTCCCGTCGCCCGGCAGGCATCCAGATGGGGCCGGAGGTCGCCCGTCGGATCGACGGCCGTTCGGGTGGGCTGGCGGCTGATGCCGGCAGGATCGGCATGGAGGAATTGCCTCAGGATGAAATGCCGTTGGAGGTGCCCTTGTCACCCCCGGACCGAAGCAAGCCATCTACGCAAGCCTGGCCGAGGTGGCACAGGCGCTCGGCCATCCGCATCGTCTGGAACTGCTGGAATACCTGACGCAGGGCCGCCGTCCGGTCGAGGAACTGTCCGCGCTGTCGGGCATGTCCTTTGCCAACACCTCGCGGCGTCTGCAGATCCTGCGGCGCGCGCGGCTGGTCGAGATCGAGCGGCGCGGCAAGCATGTGATCTACAGCCTTGCCGGCGATGCCGAGGCGGTGGCGCTCGTCAGCGCGCTCAGCCGGGTGGGAGTGCGCAATATCGCCGAGGTCAACCGCCTGCTGGACGACTATTTCAATGCGCGGGACTCGATGGAGGCGGTGTCGCGCGAGGATCTGGCCCAGCGGATCGAAGCCGGTCTGGTCATGGTGCTGGACGTCCGTCCCGCCGAGGAGATCTTCCGGGCGCGCGCAATATCCCGTTTTCGGAACTGGACCGGCGGCTGAACGAGCTGCCCAAGGATACCGAGATCATCGCCTATTGCCGCGACCCCTATTGCGTCTTTTCGGTCGAAGCCGTGGCCGCGCTGCGCGCCAGGGGCTTCAGGGCGATGCGGTTGGAGGATGGTTTCGCCGAATGGAAGGCGGCGGGGCTGGCCGTCGAGACGCAGGTTTGAGGACGACGCGGGCCCAGGTGCCTTCATCCTGGCGGATGAACGGGGCAAGCCGCCGGTTTCACGGTTCGCGGCCTCGGTCCCGCTGGCTATCCCGTCGGCGGTGTTTTCCACGGGCCGGCACTTGGCAATGCTGACGGCCTTGCCCGAAGGCGCCTGATCGAATGCGGAAGCTCGGATGACGCGGGGCGCAATGCGCCACCCCGAAACCGCTCGAAACGATCTCGCAATCGCCGCGGATGCTGGCCTCATCCCTGGCGTCGGACAACTGTCCGCAACACCTGAAGGACGCCCTTCATCACCTTGATTTTTATGGCTCCGGCGGTAGGGATCGAACCTACGACCAATTGATTAACAGTCAGGCATCGACCTATATATTTCAACGGCTTGGCGAATGTTAGACGCTTGCTAGACGCGTTGAATATCAATGAGTTACATCTAGGGATTTTCTCCGACGGCGTCAAGCGCCGCAATAAGAGAGGCGCCGGTGCGTTGGCTCGCGGGGCCGCCGTCGTCGATAAGAGCGGCGGCATGCGCGGTTAATAACGCCGGCGGGATCGGGCAATAAACCCGGCTAGTTTCGGCCAGCTCGGGCCCGCAGCCAGTCAGCAATAGCGCCACCGTCCAGGCGCTGCACCTGATCCACCGCATGTTCGATCATCCCTTTCACTTCGGCCTCTGCCTTCAGGCGGGCGATTTCGGTCTGCGCTGCCGCCAGTTCGGCCGTGAGGCGGTCAGCACGCCGGGCTTGGGTCCAGCCCCATGCGCCGGCGCCGATCGCCAGCAGCGCGGCGCCGGTGGCCAGATAGCGGGTCAGGAACCCCATGACGCCGTCCGCGCCTTGTGCTGCGCCAGCGTCAGGTGCCTGGTGGGGCTGATGAACTCCTCGGCCCGGGTGATCCAGCCGCCCTTGCCGCCGTCCTTGCGGCGCGCGAACTTGCGCAGGGCAGGACGCCGGTCGCCCAGGCGATAGTAATAATCCCGGCGGGCGATGCCGTAGCGATCGACCAGGTCCGGGTGGGTGCGCAGCGCCTGGTGCGCAGCTCGGGCGGTGAAGGGGCCGAGGGCACCATCCTCGGCCAGGTTGCCCGTACCGAGATCGTTCAGCAACCGCTGCAGGATCTTCACCGCGTTGCCGCCGGCGTTGACATACATGTCGTAGACGGTCGGCTGCAGCGCCTCGGGCAGCAGCCCGATCCTGGGCTTCACGAAATAATCCCGCTCGAAGATATCGGCGGCGATGTCCGGCGTCAGCGCCTTCACGTCGGCCTCGGTCACGCGGCCGTCGCCGGTCAGGTCCAGGCCCAGGGCGCGCATGGTGCCGATGGTGACGCCGTATTTGGTGGCGCCGCCGGGATCGGCGGGGTCGTTCACATAGCCGCCTTCGCGGATGATGATGTCCTTGGTCAGTTCACGGACCGAAAGCATGGGGGCTCCTCACAGGATTTTCTTGGCGAGCGCGAAGACGGCGATCACGATCGCCAGCAGCAGCAGGGTCCGTCCTTCCTCGCGCAGGACGCGGCGGACCGGGCAATCGTGGTGCAGGCGGTCATTCCTTTTCATGGCCCCCTCCCTTGGTGAGCTTCGCCGCGCGGGCCTCGATGTAGGCCACGAAGATCTTGACGGCCGAGGTGCCCAGCGTCCCGATCAGGAACGCGGACAGCGCGATGTTGCTGGCGGTCTCCTCGAAGGGCGTCCCGCCGACCAGGCGCGGCAGGTGCAAGCCCAGCGGCCAGAGATAGAGGCCGGTAACGCTGCCGCCGATCGCCGCGACGATGCCGTCGCGGATGCGCTTGCGTTCGCTGGTCAGCCACCTGGTCAGCCCGCCGAGGCCGCCGGCGACCATCACCTTGCCGGTTTCCCCGCCGAGCCAGGCGGCGGCCGTCGGCAGAGAAACCAGCAGCGCGCCCAATACGCCCAGATCGCCTTTATCCATGGGGTGCCTTTCTGAAAAATGTCGGGGTCACAGCCGCGCCTCCGTGATGGTCAGGTCAACCATCCAGGTGCCGTTGCCGGTCAGGTCGAGGGACAAGGCGCCAAGTGCGGTATCCGCCGTGAGCGCGATATTGTGGCTCGGGGCCGATGCTGCGGCTACAGTCGTCACTACAGGCGTGCCGTTAATGCTTGTAGATGACGCACCCGCACCCCGGCCGATCATCGCGGAGAACGTGAAGCCCCTCCGGGCGGACCCTCCACCTTCGCGAACCACGGCCGTGCCTGTCACAACCCAAGACGTGTTGTTCGACAGCGGCAGTTTCCAGCTATCCGACCCGGCGGAAACCGTTGCCTTGTATTGCTTGCTATATTGGGTTTCCATCGTATCGGCTAGAATTCTGCCGAATCGCGTCGGGAATAGAGATGCACCGTCCTGCCAAGAACGACGCTCCGAACCGAAGGCGACCACCATATTTTCCTGACCGTTCGGGCCGAGACGGAGAGCGACCTGTTCCGGTGACGGGTATCTGGATGTTGTGGATGTCATGCCCCAGTAAACGGCAATTCGAGACTGGTCTGGCGGCAGAACAGGCGCCAGATGGACCTTCGCACTGCGGTTGTGCTCCGGGTAAACGGTATCCTTACCGCGCACTTCGGTGCGCACGATACCACCTCTTACAAGCAGTTCCCCCCAGCGAGGAGAGTTGTTTGCCTGCGAGAACGCCCCATCGTAGGTCAGCCCATTGACATGGCCTAACGCCATCGTGCAAGCGCTGCCGCCGAAGTTATTGGCGCTGGCGCCAGCACCATGTAGCTTCGCATTTTCGAACCACATGGTCGAAGCATTTGAAACAACCAGCGGAATGCAGGCATTCTGCCACCACGCGGTGCTTTCAAGACGAAGGTTTGTGAAGCCAACGTTGTCCGTCCTATCATTGGCTTGTCCTTCGTAGCCACCAATGAGCATCAGCGGCGAAAACACCAGAAGTTCGTCGATGACATCAAATGCAGGCGCGTGAGCCACCTGAATCTGATTGCCCGAATGAGCGACGATAACGGTGTTGAGAATCCCGATGGACTCTTGCGAACCGACCGGCCTCGCACCCATGAGGGAGACCGGTCGACCCACCAGGGTTCCAGAGATGGCAGCACTCATTGTCCACGTCGTGCCAAAAGTGCTAGCACGAATTGCTTCAAATGATCCGAAAGCTTCAGAAACATTGATCGGAGGCACGTCGGCCAAAGAGATTTGCGTCGTATTGATCACTTCCTCGATGATCGACCAGTGCGTCATTCGCATCTCTCCGTCAAAGAAAGATGCTCTGGCGATACCGAAGTATTTGCCTTCATGATCATCGGTGAAAATTGGTTCCGTACAGGTCACGATGCTGCCCGTATTGGAAAAACGAGCGGAGTTCGGAATATGTCCAGTATTGCCACCAAATTCCGTCGGCTGATAACCACCCCAGAAACCATCAAGATTATCAAAATCGCCGTTAACCACGTTATCCAAGATAACGTTGGTATTGAAGAGACTGCTAATATCGAGTGAACGCCCCCGCGGGCGAGAAGTGTTTTTTACCCATTGTCCAACAGGATCGGTCGAGACGCTGCTCTGCCCGCGAATACTTACATCTCCAGTAATTTTAGGGTAGATGGCAAATCCTGTGCTTTGCATCCACCTGAAAACCGCCTTCGGAACAGCATAGGTTATACCATTGGCCGCAAAGTATCCGCTTGTCCTAACAGCAGCTCTTCCTGGCCAATTTTTAAGCTGGAAGATGGTTCCATCGAACTCCATAACGCAGCGGTTTCCGCCGTGCATTGGCCCTGTCATATCCCATAGGGATTGCGCAAACGTTTCGCTAAAGAGTTCATCGTTGATGGCAAGGCGCCCTGCCGGATAAATCAATCGAGCGGATCGATAGTTACCTGCCTCCCACCAAGACATGAATTCATCGTGCATCCGCTGAATCGACGCAGTAACGCGGGTTTCGTTCTGAGATGTCACGTCACCTGCAAGAACCGCCGCAAGATCGTCGTCATGGAGATAGTCAACCAACTGCCACTTGCCGAAGTCCCGCCGCGCCTGTTTAGTCAGCACCTGAAGCGCCGCGCTCTGCGCCGCCTCGGCGATTTCGGTGGCATCGTCGGGGCTATGGTCCATCCGGCGGAGCTGGGCGCCGCGGCCGGCCTGAAGGCATTTCAGGGCGCGGCCTGGCCGCACCGGATAGGATGCGCCGTCGTGCAGCAGGATGGCCGTGCCTGCGTCGGGGACAGGATCATCGCTGATCCAGACCGGGGCGCCGATCGCGACGATCCTGCTGTAGCTCTCCGATGCCGGGATGTCGGCCCATTGGTCCTCGAGCGGGCGGACGGGGGAATAGGTCGCCATCTGCGGTTCCTCCTTAGCGGTCCATGCGACGGATCTGGCTGCCGAGCCCGGCCTGCCGGCATTTCAGGGCGCGGCCGGCGGCGACGGGATAGGTGACGCCGTCGGCCAGCAGCCACGAGCTTGAGACCTCGGGCAGTTCGTCGTCGCTGATCCACATGGCGCCGCCGATCGCCATGATGTCGGTCTCGGCCTCGATGGCCGGGATGTCAGCCCATACACCGGGGGCAGGGATGACAGGGGGATAGGTGGCCATTTCAGCTGCTCCTCTGTTGGGTGATCACCAGGCAACTCCGTAAAAATTCGTCAGATAGGCGTTGCCGTTCAGCGTCCTGCTGCCGGATCCCGTCGCGCGCACCTGCACGCTGTAATAGTCGGTCCCGGTCGCTTCTTCGCCGCGCAGCACCGCCCGCGCGGCGAACTGCCCGCTGCCCTGCGCGTAGCCCGTTGCCACGATGGCCGAGCCGTTTTTCAGGATATCAACCCGCAGGGTGCCGCTGCTCTCCCCATCGGTGATCGTGACCTGCGCCTCGATGTCGAGCCTGCCGCGCGGCGGGGTCCAGCGGCCTGTGCCCGTGTCGAAATTGTCGCCAGCGTCGTAGGTCTCGGTCGTCCAGACGACCGCCGTGTCCGTGCCCGCCGTGAATGACTGATTGGAGCCGTTGCGGTGCGCGCGGAACTCGGATCGCCTGACCAGCCCGACGGGATAATACTGGCCGTCCTGGCGCCGCCGCATCTCGATCACCGCGTCATTGCCGCGCCCGAAGCCGATGAGGAACTGCCTGGGAGAAAACCCGCTGCCTTGCACAAGGATGCCAACCGCCGCCTGCGCCGACATGGCGCCGAGATAGAAGCGGTCTGCGGGGCCATCCCGCAGTTGCAATGTCACCGCGCCGCTGTTCACGGAGGCATAATAGAGAACGTCCTGCTGCGGCCTGATCCACTGCGACCCGCTGCCCAGTTCGACCTGACGGCCAAGGTTGCGGCGCTTCTGGCCACTGGCCGCCGCGACATTCGACAGGGCGCGCGATGCCTCGGGCGGCAGCTCGGAGAGGTTGACGATACTGCCGTGGCGCACAGGCGTGTCGAAATAGCATTTCTGCATCGCGCCGTAGGTTGCATCCGGGGCGCCCACGGCCTCGAAATAGTATGGAGCGCCAACCAGGCTGTTTGGGTCGGGATCGCCCACGCCTGTGCGGTTGTTATCGACGTAGACCCGCCATTTATCGCGCCGGGCCTCGCTGTTGATCGCCGACCTGTCACGGATGCGCACGAGGCAAGGCGCCTCGATTTCCAAGGTCCCGCCGCTCAGAACCTGGTCGAACGTGTAGGGTCCAGTCAGATCCTCGGCGTAATAAAGCTGGATCCGGCGATAGTAGCTGTCCTTGATCGCGCAGTAATACACTCCGGCGTGCTTGACCACGCTGGGATCGATCCGGCTATCACCGTCCGTATGGTCGCCTGGGCCGAAGATCATCGGCACGGGAGCGGAGAACGCCAGCGCCACCGGATCAGTCAGGGTGGTGACATAGGGCCGGAAGTGCTGCTGGGTCGCCCCATAGAGGTTGGTGAAATCCGCGCCGTAGCGGATCGACACCATGACGTGCATCACGCCAGCTTCAATGAACGGCTCGGGCGCCCAGATCGCGGAAGCGGGCGATACCCCGCCCGGCATGGGCGTGGTGTTCGAGAAATACGGGCCGCCCTGCATGGCGATCTGGAATTTCGACCAGTTGGTCAGGTCCTGCGAGCGGAAGCACACGAAGTCGTGGTTTCCCGCGCTGCCGCCCGTGCCGAAGATCCACCACCGGCCGGCATACCAGGTGATCGACGGATCGCGCTGGGACAGGTCGAAGCCCTGTCCACCGGGCAAGACGGCGGTGTTGATGACCGAGAAGTGGACGCCGTCCAGCGAGGCGCTGATGTGGATCGTGGTATCGTCCTGCGTCGTGAAATGTGCCGCGATGAACAGGTTTTCCAGCCGATCGGCACGCCGTGCGCCGTCGACGCCCAGATCGTGCAGGGCGCTGTCATAGCCCATGGCGGCGCTGTCGATGACATAGGGCTGGCCCCCGGCCAGGACCGTGGTGCCATCGACCAGGTCGGGCAGGGCCTCGGCCAGCGCCGCCCGGGACGGATAGCTGAGGATCATCCCCTGCGCCGCTTCCTCGGCCTGCCGCGCGGCCTGTTCGGCCCGTTCGGCATAGTCCTGCGCATTGGCGATGTCCGAGGCCGCGGGACCCGGAGCAGGATTGCCGTCCTGGAAGATGATGGCGCGGCCGTCGACCGGATCGAACGGCGCGATCGGCACGGTGGCGCGCAGCGAGCGCCGGCCAATCTCGCGCTGTTCCTGGATCGCCATCACGATGCGATCGAGCTGGACCTCGAGGCCCCGCTCGCGTTCGCCCAGGACGCCCAGCCAGCCCTGTTCTTCCGGCGTCTCGCGCCAGATCGTCAGCCGGGCGCCGCGATGGGCCGTGGCGATGGCCGGTGCCAGGCTGACCGTTCCGCCGGCGCCGGACGGCGGCGCGACGGTGAAATCCGCCGGGTCCAGGTCCATGACCTGGCCGTCCTCGATGACGGCGACGCGGATCGCACCGGTTTCATACGGGTGCGGGATCGCGAAGGGCCCCGCGTTCTGGATCTGGTAGATCGGCGCCGGCTCGAAGATCTCGACGGTCATGGTGCCCCCACGATATTGCCCAGGTCCGGCCCGCGGGCGGGCAGGGGATCGCCCCGGCGCCACCAGGACTGGATTCCGAATGCTCGCTTCAACCGCTTTTCGAGCTGGTGCCACTGTTCCTCGGCCTCGGGATCCACCAGCCATTGCAGCTGGTCCCAGACCATGCGGTCGAGCGCGACCCGCGTCGGCCAATAGGTCGCGGCCGGGTTGTAGCGCCGGACTAGGTTGACGAGGTCGCGGCCGATCAGCGGCGACTTTCCCTCGCTGACGCGGGCGATGTTCGAGCCGATCGCCCGGGCAACATCGCCACCCATGCCGATTACCGGGCCGGCGAAGGTCTCGGCGAAGCCGCCGCCGGCGCGGCTGGTGCTGGCGCTGAAAAAGTCGCCGAAGATGCCGACGCCGCCGCCCTGCAGCGCGGCCGCGAACCAGAACTTCTCGTCATCCATGGGGCGAGGATCGCGGCCCTTGGCGACCTCCTTCAACTGCACCGCCAGCGCGCCCATGATGGTCAGTTGCACCATGGCGCTCACAGCATACCAGGCCTTGGCGCCGGTATTGCCGTCCAGCTCCTGGACCCGGCGGATCTGGTTGAACAGCTGCGACAGGGCATAGCCCTTGTACATGCCGAAGCTGCGCATCGCTTCGCCGGACCAACTGCCCGCCTTGGTCTCGCCGATGAAGGTGGCGCGGCCGCGCAGGCTGAAGCTGGGGATCGACATTTCGATGTGATCCTCGATCAGCGCCCCGAAGCGGATGGCCAGGTCCTCGGCCTCGTGCGGCGGCAGGGCCGCGTGTTCGCGAAACCAGTTCGGGTTCAGGTGCTTGCCGCCGGTGGGATCGGTGTAGATCACGGCCGGGTCGCGCAGCAGGTCCCATTCTCGGGCGCCGATGCTGCGCGCTTCCATGAAGTTGCGCAGGTTCGGCGCCAGCTCGTCGAAGCGCTTGCCGGCCAGCTGTGCCAGGTCGCTGCCGATGCCCATGGCGACCCCGATCCGGGCGCGATCGGTCAGGAAGGTCATGCCGTTCGCCTTCAGCACGAAATTGCTGATCCGGCCGGTCAGCTCGGGCGACCAGACGTCGCCGGCGAAGCGCGCGGCCGTGGTCGAGGACTGGGCCCAGCTGTCCATGATGAAGCCCAGGTCCTTGGCGGTCTGCCGGTCGATGCCCTTCAGCAGGTCTCCGAACAGCCGCTTCAGCGGCGAATTCGGGTTCAGCCCGATCGCCTTCGCGGCTATGCGCATGGAAACCAGGTCCGTCACCTGGGACAGCGTGGCCGAGCCGAGCTGGGCCGCGGTCAACAGGTTGCGGGTATGGCCCATCAGCGCGGCCATGGCGCCGTCGGAGGGCGCGTTCAGCTCGCCCGACAACATGCGCAGCATCACCCGGGCTTTCTTCGCCTTGTTCGCGACAGCCTCCTCGGGCTGCAGGCCGACGCGGAACGCCTTCTTGATCACCCCGGACCTGACGGCCTTTGGGTTGCGCGGCGCCAGCGCCGCCGCCTTCTCCATCACCTGGATGGCATTCTCGAGCCCGGCCTTGGGATTGGGTCCAAAGGCGCGCATGCGGGCGATGTCGTTCGACATGCCCTCGATCTGCTTGAGAATGCTTTCGAACGGGTTCTGCGCGCCGAAGGCCCCGTTATAGGCCATCCAGTCGTCGGCCGACTTGAAGTGCAGGACCCGGTGTTCGGCCCGGGCGTTGAACAGGGCCTTGGCGCCCATGGAGAAGCCGGGCGTTCGGTCGTGCCAGCCGTTGGTGGTGATCTCCTGGTAGATCTCCTGCAGGAAACGGTCGGCATCGGCGCGCAAGGGTTTCGCCCCCTTGGCGACCGCGAAGGGCTTGCCGGTCTTGTGGTCGATGATCCGGTTCCAGTCGAGCCGGGCGTAAAGATCATCGGCCCAGGCCTGGCGGCCGGCATCGCGGATCTTCTGGCCGTTGTGGACATGGGCGACGCCGTAATCGTCCAGCGCGCGCAGATCCCCGCCCAGGCTGTTGAACATGTTGCGCAGCCGCTCGCGCTGTTGCTCGATGCCCTTCGCGATGGCCTTGGCATGGGCATTGCCGCTGTCCTGCATGTGCAGCTCGCGCACGATGTCCGACAGCTGAGCCCGGCCGCGGACCCGGCCCAGGATGTCCTCGCTGTGATCGGCCAGGAATTCCTGCAGCCCGCCCATGGCCTGCTTGAAGATGGTGCGCGCCTCGCTATGGGCATGCTCGATGTCCTTCAGCAGCAGGTCGGGATCCTCGGTCGCCGCCCGGGCATAGCGGGACAGGTTGCGCTGCAGGGTCATCAGCTGGCGGACCGTGACATGCCGGCGTTTCTGGGTCGCCTGCTTCATGCGCTCGACCAGCTCGTCGGCCGCCGCCAGGCGCGCATCGGCCGCGGAATAGCCGCTGGCCTCGTAGCGCTTGGCCAGGTCTTCCCAGTCCGCGCGGGCCAGCTTCGCGCGTTCGGGATCCAGTTCGCCGGCGGCGACCGCCGCCTGGAGGCAATCGCCAAAGTTCATGCCGGGGCTCCTTTCAGGTTGCAGCTGGTCATGCTGCGGATGAGCGCATCGTCCTGGTCGAGGTCGGCCAGCAGGTCCGCGACCGAAACCTCCTGCACGCCGTCGCCTTCGCCCATGCGCAGGGTCAGATCGGGGTCGGCCTCGAGCGCCGCCCTGGCGTCCTCGATGACGGGATCGGCCTCCTCGGCCCGCGGTGTCGCCGGCTCGGCCGCTTCGGCCAGGTCGCGCAGCTCGGCATCGGTGGCACGCACCAGGGCGAGGCTCTGGACGCCGTCCTTGCTGTCCATGGCGTCCAGGGCGCGGATGTCGGGTTGGCCGCCGGCGGCGCCGTCCTGGGCTTCCGCGTCCGGCTCGGCGCGGCTGGGCATGGGCGCGCGTGCATCCTGCGCGGCCGCGGCCTCGCGCAGCACGGCCGTCGGCGTCACGCCGGCCTCGGCCGCGAACATGTCCTCGATGTCGGCGCGGCCGGCGATCTCGGCCTCGGCCATGTAGCGCGTCAGGATCGCGGCCGAGGCATCCGGACTGCGCGAGCGATTGCCCTTGACGGGCGCGTCCAGGTCGCCCCGGAAGAAGACCCCCATGATGGCATCGACCATCTCGGGATCGCGGGTCGTGAACATATCGCCCTGCAGCAGCCGGTCGCGCAGGGCGGCAAGGGTGCCCTGGCCGCCGCGCGGCTCGATCCGGGCGCGGACGATCATGCGCACCGCGTCCATCAGCTGGTCGGTGATGTCGAATTCCGGCCGGATGTAGCCGGCATCCACCCTGGCGCGGAAGGCGGCCCAGTCCGGCGCCAGGTCCTCGAGCATGCGCAGCATGTTCTCGACGGCCGGGTGTTCGGTCTCGGCCAAGAGCTTCAGCAGGTCCTGGGCATCGAAGGCGCGGGCGAACAGCGCCTGGCGCAGGCGGCGCAGCCCGTCGATGTTGAGCCGACCGTCGGCGGTCATCAGCCCGGCGCGCTCGGCCTGCGGCATGGCGGCGAAGATGCGCCGGACGAATTCGGCGTTTTCCGGGCTGTTCAGCCCGCGGCCGGCCTGGAAGCGGTCGAAGGCCTGCTGCGTAAGATAGTCCGCATCCACCCCGGCTTGCTCGGTCGCGCTCATGCGGCCGATCGAGGAGGTGTTGCTTTCGCGCACGAAGCGCCGGCGCCCCTCGAAATCCAGATCGGTGATGCGTTCGGCCACCAGCGCCGGCCGGCTGACGCCATCCGGCACGTCGAAACCGGCCTCCTCGATGGCGCGGACATAGGCCTGGAAGCGGTCGGGGTGTTCCTCGGCCGCGCGGTTCAACGCGGCAATGCGGCCGTTGCCGCTTTCCACCATCATGTCCGGGCCGACGATCGGCGCGCCGCTTGTGCTTTCGGGCGACGGCAACAGGCGCGCCGGATCGAGGTTGCGGGCGATGCCGGCGATCTGTTCGTCGCTGGCGGCGCGCGAGCGGTCGCGGGGCTGCAGGTCGCCGGTGGCGCGCTGCAGGTCGGCGAGGTCGACGACACGGTATCGGACATTCACCGCCATGCCGCCGGGGGTCGTGACCTCGTCGAACCAGTCCATGCGCCGCGGCTGCGGCAGGCCGCCGGCGCGATAACCGCCGGCGCCGCCGCGCGGGATCACATCAGGGACGTGCTGGCCGTCGAAGATGGCGCGCGCCTCATCCAAGCCGATCAGGGACTGGTTCAGCCCGTCGCCATCGTAATGGCTGCGGCCGGCATTCGGGCCGGTGGCACGGGGCAGGGCGGCCCATTCCTGGGCCATGTTGTCCATGAACTGCTCGGTGCTGATCCGGCCCGCGCGCCAATCGTCCAGGCCGCGGCCCTGCATCAAGTGGACCGCCATGCGGGTCTGCATCGCCTCGTCGAAGATCTCGTCGCCCGTCAGGCCTAGGGCGTCGCGGGTGGCGCGCAGGGTGTCCTGGATGATCTGGAAGCCGCCGGCGGCCGAGGATTTCGAGCCGGCCGCGACGCTGCGGCCCTGCCAGGCCAGGACCTCGTTGATGGTCATGGTGGTGATCGGCCGCGGCGGCCGCAGGACTGTCCCGCTATAGACCTGGTCGAAGCCCTTGGGCGCCTCGAGCTTCGCGACCAGGCGCGCGAGGTTCATCACCGCGGGATCTTGGTCGGCCGGCAGGTTGATGTCGGGCCGGTAAGGTGCGGCTGGGCTGGGCTCCCGCCCCATCCGCAGGTCGGTTTCGGCGGTGTCGAGGTCGTTCTGGTAGTCCTCGCCAGGCCTGCCTGCGGGCCGGATCTCGGCTTCGCCGGTGATCCGGGCCCGGCCATAGGACAGCGCACGGCCGGCGCCGACCATGACGCCGGCAAACCCGGCCGATGCGCCGGCGCTGAAGGCGAGTTCCGCCGCCGGGTTCGACGGGGTGAAGCCCAGGTCCTTCGCCACCGACTGTTCGCGGACGACGCCTGGCAGATCCGCGGCCGCGCCAAGGGCGCCCTCGGCCAGGATGAACCGGCCGGCATTGCGCATCGACCCGCCGAGAGGAAGCGTCGCGATGCTGGCAGGCTCGAGGAGCGTGCCCGCCATCTCCCCTGCGACGACCGCCGTGGTGCTGTCGCCGCGATCGAGCATGGCGCGGTTCTCGTCGAAATCGCGCTTGCGGCGGCGCAACAGCTCGGCGTCGAACTCCTCGGCCGAGCCGGGCAGGCTGGAAAAGCGGCCTTCCTTGTCGGATGCCCGCAGTTCGCCGATCCGCTTCGCCAGGTCGTAGGGCATCGTCTTCGACTGTTCGACGGACTGCGACATGTCGAAATCGTCCCCATAGACGGCCTGATAGCCGCCCAGGGCGTCCAGCATCTCGCGCACCAGGTCGCCGCGATACTGGTATTCGGCGCCCCAGCTGTCGCGGCGCCACCAGACATCGCGCGCGCTGCCCACCGCCTGCTCCCACCAGCCGGGGATCTGGCCCGCGATCGGCTGCGGCGAGCCGGCGGCTTGGGATTTTGCGTTATCCAGGAACCAGGTCATTTCGCCTGCCCCAGCTGCATGAGCGCCTGCATGCTGATGACGAAGGGCCCGCCGTCGTCGCGCATCAGCACCGTCTGGGCGCCGGTGCTTCGATTCGGCCAGACCATGACATACTGGTCCGGCCCGACGGCGCGCAGGCGCATGCGGCCAATGCTGCGCGCATCGGGCATTTCGCCGCCGGCCGAGGGCTTGCCGCCGCCGACCGCGATGCGGGACCATAGATCCGCGCCGCCCGCGGCCAGCAGATCCAGCCTGTCCTCGACATCGCTCGCCGAGATGCCTGCAGGCAGGATGGTCAGCTGATCGCGGACTTCCTGCACCCCGCCACGCGCCTTCGAGCTGTCGTATTTTCCGAGGCCGCCCATCACTTCATGGACGGCCTGAAGATAGGCCTTCTCCTCGATCTGGCCGTCCTTGCCGCTGCCTTCCGCCTCGGCCGAGCGCATGCGATAGGCATAAAGCGCGTCGGCGGCGCTGGTGATCTGGTCGCGCACACCGGCCTGGTCCGGCCAGCCCTCGACCGTTCCGTCGAAGAACAGGCTGTCGAACTCGCCGAAAAACGACTGCCGCCGCTCGGCCTTGGCGGGCAGCTTGACCTGCTGGCCTTCGATGACGCGCTGCCCCTCGAAGATCTGCCGGGCCGTGAGAGGGGACAGGCCATGCGCCAGCCCGCCGCCGACCAGCGTAAACACCGGGTCTGCTTCCAGCTCGGCCGCCGCATCCTCGGCTTGCGGCCCAAGCGCGGCCGCCAGATCCTGGGCAAGACGCGCGCGCGTCTCGGGCGAGGCCGCGGCATCGCTCAGCCTGGACCAGGCCTCGCGCTCTTCCGGCGTGAAGAACTTCGGATCGTCGGTATAGCCCGACTGCCCGAGCGATGCGGCATACTGCCGACGGCTGCGCAGCCCCGCGACCAGGTCCGCGCTGTCGGCCGTCGCGGGGTCCGGCAGGTCCGGCGCCGGCTTCAGCCCGATGGTGGCGGCATAGGTCAGCGGATCCTCGCGGAAGCCCTTTTCGTCTGCCGCGATCATCTTGCGCAGGGCATCGACCTTGTCGGCCTCGTAGGGCTTGCTGATCGCCCGCTTTTCCAGATCGGCCAGCAGCTGGCGCTTGTCGGCCAGCGGCAGGACCGCCAGCTCCGGCCTCTCCTGGGTCAGCTGGACGGTGGCGACGTATTCGCGCGCCTCGGGCAGCCGGGCGATCTCGGGATCCTGCATCAGGGCCACGGCATCGGTGGCGCCGGCGAAGGGCTGGCCCTTGCGCAGCACCGATATGCCGTCGTTCAGGAAATCCCTTGCCGAACTGATCTGCTCGGAACGGGCGCGCTTGTCCTCGGCCAGGCCGCGGGCGGCGTTGGATTTCGCAGCCGCCAGGCCGCGGGCGCGCCAGTTCTGCGCCTCCTCGGCGCCCAGGACGGAAAACTCGCCTTCATCCACCGCCGCGACCAGGGCTTCGGGGTTCTCGGACAGCATGCGTTGCGCCCGGGCGCTTTCCATCTGGCCGCCCATCTGCTGCCTGGCGCGTTCGGCCTGGTCCGGCGCGAGCACGCCGCGCTGCACCAGGTTGTCGAGATGTGCCTCATACTGCGCCCGGGCCGAGGCCTGCGTCGCGGGATCGGCGATGGCGACCGTGCGCACCACCTCGTCGCCCAGCGAGGACAGGTTGGCCAGCTCCTGGCTGTGGCGCAGCTCGAGCCCACGCCCGCCCAGACGCGCCTTGTGCGGCAGCGCCTGTTCGTCGAACATCTGCCCGACCTGGTCGCGGATCCCGGCCGGCGCCGTGTCGATCGTTTCCTGCCGCGCGCGCTGGAACTCGGCCGTGCCGAACTGGTCCAGCTCGTCGGGGTCGCCGATCTGCTGCCCCTGGAGCTGCAGGTCGTTCAGGCGCTGTGCGATGGCGACGCGCGCCTTGCCCAGGCCACGCTGTTCCTGCTCGGCCGCGATGTGTTCGCCGACCTGCATCATCGTCATGCCGAAACGCGCGACGATGTGGCCGGTCTGGTCGTCCTCGAAACGCAACTGGGCGGCGCGGCCGCCGATCGTGGGTGCCCTGGGAACGGTCAGGCTCATGACAACAACTCCGGCCAGATTTTCGGGGCACCGCTGACCAGCGCACCGGCGGCCGAGAAGGTGCCTGACAACAGGCCCTGGGTGCCGCGGGCCCGCGCCAGGCGCGCCTCATTGGACAGCTCGGCCTGCCGGGCCGAGCCTTCGGACCTGACGGCCTGGGAGGCAAAGGACATCTCCTGGGCCGCGGTCTGGCCCAGCAGCACCGCGGTCGGGCTGTCCAGGCTGATGCCGCGCGCAGCCAGCTCGGCCGCCTGCTGGCGCATCTGGCTCATGTATTCGCGCCGGGTGCGCTGGTCCTGGACCGCGTTCAGCTCCTGTTCCGTCCGGGCCTGCTCCCGCAAGGCGGCTTCCTGCGCCTTGCCGGTCCGGTATGCAGAGATGCCGGACATCAGCCCGCCCACGACGCCCAGGCCGGTGCCGATGGTGGACAGGGCCGATGCCGCGCCGGCACCGGCGGTTGCGGCCGCGGCGCTGGCGCCGGCAGCGGTCGTTCCGCCAAAGGCGCTGGTTGCGGCTGCGATCAACGAGGGGACGCACATCAGATGCCAGCCTCCGAAATCACCGGCACGATGGCCGTGATGGTAAGGGGCGCCGCACCCACCGGCATGATCTCGAGTGCGAGTTCATCGGCATAGCCACTGGTCAGCGGAGCGCGGGCAACGCCGGTGAAGGCCTGCGTCAGCTCGGCCGCCACAGCGCGCGGCACGACGTTCTGCGCCGGCCATTGACGCTCGGCCTGGCCGAAATCGCTTTCGATCACCGCGACCTTCGCCGCCGCGGCTTGGTGCATGCCGATGCCGATCGGCGGCGACAACCGCTTGCGGCGATGCAGGCCGGATCCGTTGGGCGTCTGCGGGATCAGCGGCAGGGTGCGGATCCGGTGGCTGTCGTCCAGCAGACCGATCAGCGCGCGGCTCACGGCGACCGGCAGCTCGACATCCCCTTCGGGCGACACGTCGATGGGGCCGAGCTGCCCGTGATCGGTCCAGGCATAGACCTGCATGCCGGCAAGATGGGGCACCGACCAGGTCGTTTGCGGGTCGGGCAAGCTGCCCCGCGACGCACAGCACAGATGCACGGCGTCCAGGATGGGCGGCAGGCCTGGCAGCGATCCGAAGGTGATGGCCTGTTCCTCGACGAAACGGACATCCTGGCCGGCGATGTTGCGCCGCACCACCAGGACCAGGACGTCGCGGCTGCCATCGCTGTTGCGGGTGACCGCCATGCTCTCGACCACCGCGCCGGCGCCGATCGGGCTCCAGGCCCAGCCCAGGACCTCCTCGGCGGGATCGTAGGTCATGACGACGAGGTTGCCAGCGTCGGTGCGGATCCAGGCCTGGCGCTGGGGCGTGTTCTGCCAGACCACCTCGGAGAAGCCCTCGGCGCCGATATGGTCCGAGGGCCGGGACAGCACGCCGGCGATATTGGCGTCGTTCTCGAAGGAATAGCTGATCTCGATCAGCCTCGCGCCGTCCTTGGAGACAAACATCGGCAGGCCGTCCGGGGCGATCGGCCTGATGTGTTCGCGCGAGCCGTAGCTCGAGCCGAAGCGAAAGGCGATGTTCGTCGCGGACAGCGGCTGGCTGCGGTCCGGTCGGATCGAGGAATGCTCCTCGCCCAGGGCGCCGATATGCAAACCATCCCTGCCGGACTTCAGCCAAAGGATTCGGTTGATCGAGGAGCCGCCGGCGATCGAATAGGCGAAGGAACTGTCAGCCTCTGTGTCCGGCTCGAAATCCATGTAGTCGCCCACAGCCGAAAACCAAAGCGTGCGGGGATCGTTCGGCGTGGCGCCGGCGACCAGGCGCTGTTCGTGCAGCTCGAGGACCGCCGGATAGCCATAGCGGTCCGACCAGGCGCCCTCGGCCCAGCGATAGGTCGGATCGTTGACGACGGATTGCGGCAGGGCGCGCACCACCGTCGCCTGGGCCGAGGTGGGCGAGCTGACGCTGATGATCCTGACCACGCCTTCCCCATCGGAAAGGAAGCGCCAGCGGATGTCGGGGGTATAGCTGACCCGCTCGACGCCCTCGCGATGCTGGGGTGGGTTGACCCCGGTGTTGTCGCCGGCGACCAGTTCGTAGATGCGGCTGTCGTAGCGCATCAGCTCGCCCGGGACGATGGGGGTATTTCCGGTCCAGAGCGCGATGTCGGAATAATCCTCTGCCTTCAGCTGCAGCAGGCTGCCGACATGGTTCGCGGCGAAGAAGTTCCAGCTCGCCGTAAGTGTGACCGTGCCGGTCGCACCGCTGGCCTGGATGCGCTGTGCCTTTTCGAGGTTCTGCGTGCGGAATGGCCCGGCGGAGAAACCAGCCGGGGTGATCGTCCAGTTGTCCAGCGCAAACCGCGCCAGGCGCTGGATCGGGCGAAGGCCGTCGGCGATCCAGATCACGTCGGCCGACTGGACCCATTGCAGCCGGTCGAGGCTGTCTGCGCCGAAGGGCGTCACCAGTTCGTAGATCGCCGAGGGATTGCCCGAAGGGCGCACCAGCTCGCCATAGCGCCAGACCCGCATCCGGTTGGCGGTGAATTCGAGAACCAGCGTATCATTCGCTGCGAATTCGAACGGGATCAGGCGCGCCTTGGCATTATTGCGGGTCTGGCCCAGGTGCAGGGTGCCCGGCGTCCGGGTGACGCCGCCCTGCAGCAGGGGGATGAAGCCGCGACAGGCAGCCAGGCCGGTCTGGAACCGCTGATAATCGAAACGGGTGCGAAGAAGCGGCGAAACCTCGCCGCTGGAAAATGCGACCTGCGCGGGGCTGGTCCGGGTCACCGCAGCACCTCGCTGACCCAATCGCCCCGGTCGGGCTGGCCGTCGTAGCGGGCAGCCGATGCCTGCCGCGCATCGGCGCGCATCGCCTGCTTCAGGCTCTGCTCGGCGCCCTGTTCCAGAAGCTGGCTCTTGTTGGTGGCGCCGACCCAGCGCGGGGCCAGCATCGCGGCCAGGCGCCAGCTGACCGCCTCGGCGAACATGGCAGGAAACCGGGTCTCGTTGCTCTGGTCGGCGGTGTAGCGGATCGACATCGGCCCGGCCCGATCGGCGCGTAGGAAATCGCCGTCCAGACGCCAGTCCAGGCAGGGATCGATGACTTCGCGCACCTTCAGGCAATCGGCAGGAAGCCTGTAGAGATAGGGGAAGCCGCTGGCGATCGGCGTGGTGTCGGGTCTCACGGCCTCAGGCAGGTCGGCGATGCGGCTGGCAAAGGACCAGTCGCAGGCCTCCAGGCACAGCTTGCGGGCCATCGGATACTGCTGGGCCGCGTCCTGGGCCTGCGGCGTATCGTCCGCAAACGACGAAATCGGCCCCAATTCCATGAGCCGGAATGCCTGCGCGGCAATGGTGGATGTCGCGATCGGTTCGGCCATGCTCGCCCCGCCTGGATGGGAAAGAAGGCCGGGCATCCTTCCTGCCCGGCCTTCAGGTGGGACTGGTCAGCGCGCCAGATAGACGACCTGGAACGGGCAGCTGCCCGCGCCGGTCGCGTTCGCGCTGGCATGCAGGTAGAGCCCGATCACGCCGCCGGGATCTGCGGCCAGGCCGAGGATTTCCCACAGGCGCTTGCCGTGGCCCGCATCGCCGAAGGCGACCGGCTTCACGGTATTGCCCGCCGATTTGGCGACGGTGACCAGCGCGTCGATATCGGTCTTGGTGCCGATGTTGACGGTGGCGAAGCCCCAGTTCTCGACATCGAAGGCCGTCAGCTCATGCAGCATGCAATCCGACGGCAGGTCGCAGAGGTGATAGCTGGACAGGTTGCTGTCGCTCGCGGCGTTGGCCACGGTGCCGGTCATGACGATCAGCCGGCCCGCCTTGTCGATCGGGTCCAGGGGCTTGTTGGTGTCATCGGCGCGGAAGAGCGAGGATTTCAGGTTGACGACAGCCATGGATCAGGCCCCCTCTTGGCATTCGATGACCTGGACGCCTTCGTCCTCGATGCGCACGACATCGACGAAGGCGTTGACCCGGCCGTAGGGCGTCTTGTTGGCGCTGGTGTCTTCCCAGATGTCGCCGCTGATGTCCTTCCAGACGCCCATCAGGATGTTCTTCTTCGACCAGATCGGGCACCAGCGGACATTGGCCTGGGTCCTGTAGGCCCGGTTCGTCACGATCCAGGTGATGCCGACCAGCGTCGTGGGCTTACCGGTCTTCAGCTGGTCGATATCGAACTGGTTCAGGTTCGCGCCGGTGGCCGCCGCGATGTTCAGCAGGTCCGTGACCTGTTTCGGCGTGATGGCGCAGAACAGCTCGTCTTCGTCCTCCATGCCGAAATCGTCGATGTTGAGCCGTTCCTTGGCCGCGATCAGCTTCGGCAGGGTCAGACCGGTGCCACCGTGCGCGGTGAAGCATTTCGACGGCAGCTGGACGCGGCCTCCGCCGGGGTTCTCACCGTCCACGGCGCCGCCGAGGATCCCGCCCGGACGCAGGTCGAACACGCCCTTGGAGACGTATTTGATCCCCATGATCTTGTCGGCGATGCCGCGGTTTACCGCAGCGGTATGGGTGTTGATCGCCACCGACTGGGGGTCGCGGATCTGACGCAGCTTGTCCTCGGTATCGAAATACTGCCCGGACCGCGTTTCCTTCGGGAAGACCAGCCAGCGCCGGCTGTTCTGCGGCACGTTCTCGATGTTGCGGCGGTCGCGGCCTTCCATCTCCTGCGCCTCGACCGTGCCGACCAGGTCGGCTGCGCTGACCGCCTTGCCCCGCGCGGGCGCCTCGGTGATCGCCGCCCGGATCCGGTTCTGCATTTGCTGCGCGCGCATCTGCACGTTGTCCCGATACATCTGGACATGATGCGCCTCCAGCTTGGCTTCCAGGGACATGTCCCCTCCATAAAACTGACAATATTGAGAGTTTTGCGAAGGGGTTGCCCCGAAGGACCCGCTCTGGCCTGTAACGGAGCCTACCCGTGCCGTCTGTTCCGGCTGTCAGAGGACCCAGCGTGGGGTTGCCCTCTTGGGGTATTTTTCTACCAGAGCCGGCGCGCAGGGCGCCAGCCCTTTTTTCAGACCAACTGGTGGTCCTCGGCCAGCATGTCGGTTTGCGAGGCGAGCCAGGGCACGAGCTTGTCGTCGGCGGTCTTCATGGCAATCCAGGGCAGGGTGGGACCTGGCCGAAGTTCATGATGCCGTCTCCTCTGCTGGTGAAAAACCCTGTTGGACCGGCACCACCGCCCAACCTTCCATGTCCCTCCGGTGCTTCACGGGCATGTAGAGCATGTGCTGGGATGTCGGCCCGTCCGGCAGATCGTGGGGATCGTTGCCCTGGAAATCCCGGCGCAAGCCCTCGAGCGCATCAGGCCCCAGGTGCAGCTCCAGGTCGGCATACCCGCGCATCAGCATCGATGCGCGGGCCCGGGCGATGGCGCCATAGGTATCAACCATGACCGCTCGTCACGATCTTCGAAAGGCGCTCGATCTCGGGATAGAGCTTGTCGCGCTCGGCCGCGGTCTTCGCCTCGAAGAAGGCGCCGCCCGGCCGGCGCAGTTCGTCCAGCTTCTGCTGCGCCTCGGCCGCGGTCATGCCGGCACCGCCGCCCTTGCCGAAGCCGAGGCCCGGGGCCTCGCCCGTCAGCTCGGCCAGCGCCGCGAAGAACCGGATGGCGGCCGCGTCGCCGCCGGCCTTGGTCGTCAGCACCGAGGCCACGGCCTGGATGCCGGCGCCGTCCAGGCCGGCGCGCTCACCGATCACCTGGGCGGCCTGCTGCGCGCTCGCGACCAGTTGGTCGACCTTGTCGCCATGGGTCTTTCTCAGATCCTCCATCATGGCGGCATTGGCCCGCTCGACCTCCTGGTCGGCGTTCTGCATGATGGTCTTGACCTGCTCGGCGTAAAGCCCGGTCAGCGCCGCGACGTCGTCCTGGGAAAACCCGCGCTCGAAGGCAATCGAGCGAAACTTGCCCTCGAGGTTCTGGTCCCAGGCGATGCTCTCGGGCAGATCCGCCGGGCGCTCGACCGCATAGCCGTCGGCGGCATCGGGCAGGCCGAAGACGCCGGCGTTCTGGCGGCGCCATTCGGTCAGCGCCTGACCTTCCTTGGGCTTGTCGATCACGCTGTCGATCGGGCGGCCGAAACGCTGGTCGGCGGCGCGGCCGATGCCGATCAGCTTGGAAATCGCCTCCTGCGGATCTTCGACCTGGTGCAGGCCCTTCGCCTCGATGTAGCCGCGCGCCTCGGCATCGAAGCTGTCGAACCATTTCGGGGCCTCGCCACCGCCGGCAGCGCCGCCAGCGTCTTCGCCGGCGCCGTTTTCATCGGACATCCTTGTTCTCCATCAGGTTCATCAAATCGTAGCTGTCCACGCCGGCCAGGGTCAGCAGCTGGACGGCCAGGTCGCGTCGGCCGGCCTCGTAGGCCAGCCGACCCGGATCGACGGGATCGGCCTGGGCGATGCCATCGACATAGGTCGCGGGTTGCATGGCCAGCACACCGCCCAGGCGCACCAGGTCCTCGACGATGCCGGGACTGGCATCGCGCGCGCGGGACCAGCGGGTGGCGCTTTCCACCGCGATGTCGCGCGTCGGCGCCGAGCTGCGCAGCACCGACCAACGGTCGAAGATCCGCATCAGCCTCATTGCGCCATCCCTTCCATGCCGGGCATGGCACCGGCCGCGGCCGCGGCGTCCTTCAGGGCGCCGGCGCCCATCTGCGCGGCCTGGAGGCCCTGGGCCATCTGTTCACGCTGCTGCCGCTCGGCCGCGATCTGGTCGGCGTCCTCGCGCGAGCGCAGAAGGCGGGCAGGCAGCGACGGCGCAGCCTCGTGCAGGGCCTCGATGACGGCATCGGGGTCCAGGCGCTCGATGTAGCGCGGGCTGGTCTGCGCCAGCGGGCCGAGGTCGGCGATGAACTGCTTGATCGCCATGCCTTCGCGCGCCTTCATCGCCATGCTGGCCGCAGACTGATAGCGCACCTGCATGGGCAGTCCCTGGGCTTCCTTGGGCGGCGGCGGGATCTGCCCGGCCCGCCACAGCATGCGAAACCGCCGCTCGACCTTCTTCGCGGCGTATTCCTCCATGATCCGGTCCGAATGCGGCGCCCAGTTCCGCATGCGCGCCTCCTCCATGATCAGCGTCTCCTCGGCCGTCATGCCGGTGCGGCCCTGGACGGTCATCAACGCGTAGTGGAAGGCGTTCTTGATCTCCTCGAGCTTGGCGCGCTTCTCCTCGGCCGTCAGGCCGATGCCGCCGCCGGTCTGCAACGGGCGCAGCATTTGCTGGCCCTGCATGTTCACGCCGCCATAGACCACCACGCCGGGGCGCACATGGCCGTTCAGCGGCCAGTCCTGGCGATCGGGTGCCAGCATTGTCGGATCTGCCGCGTATTGCGCCGCGCGCAGGGTGGCCGCGTCCATCTGATGCACGGCGCGGGTCGAGGCCAAGGCGATGAAACCGGGACCGGTGCCGTAGATATGCCCGCTGTCCACGTCCCAGCGCGGGGCGTAATAGGGCATCTCGTGATAGCCGCCCTCGCTGATCAGCCAGCATTCCATGTCGCAGGCATAGACGGATCGCCAGGGCATGCCGTTGCGCCCTATAGCGCCAGGCGACATGACGGCATTGGCCGCGACCCGGTGATAGAACGTGATCTGGGTCCGGTCGCCTTTCTGCGCCAGCTCGAGGAGTTTCGGCGGCAGGGCATCAGCGCCGAACATGTCGATCGCCGCCGCCGGGGTCAGGCGAAAGCGCCGCACGGCCTCCCAGACACGGCCCCAGGCGTCGATGTCGAACACCAGCTCGGCCAGGCTGATCGAGATGTCCATGAACTTCCGCTCGCGCTGGTTCAGCTCGTCGTAGCCTGCAGCGTTCCCGAAGGCGGCGATGTCGGAATACGCCTGGAAGGTCGAGCTGTAGAAGCTCGACAGGGCAGGGCGGAAGCTCGACAGGACGCGGGCGGTGGCGACGTCGTTCCATTCGGCCATCGGCCGCCAGGAATTGAACTCCTCGTCGGGCGTCTCCAGGCCGAACCAGCGGTTCGCCGGGTTGGTCAGGCCGGAATAGATCCCGGCCGCGAAGCTCGAGGCGGCAAGGATCGGCTCGCTGGACAGCGGCTTGCGAAAATCCCGGTTGGTATGGTCGGTCAGGGTGAACCCGCCCCGCTGGGGGCGGATCAGCCGGGCGATATCGTCCCAATCCTGTTCGTGCTGGGTGCGGCCGCGCTTCAGCTCGGTCCATCGGTCGATGGCGGCCTTGGCCTCCTTGTGGCCGGAGCGGTCCGATCCGGTCACGCCGCGACCCCGCCCATGGTGCTGGTGGTGCCGCCCAGCCCGGTCGGGCTGGTGAGGATATGGGCGGCGGCGCCGGATCGACGCCGGCGCAACCGGGCTTCCATGTCTGCGGCCGCCAGCGATTCCGTGCTGTCATAGGCGGCGATCTTCTGCGGCGCAGGCATCTTGGGCTTGCTGAACACGCACATCTCTCTGTCCCTCTGCTGTCCAGGCGAACTGGACGAACTGTTCTGATCCGTCACGCCCGAACCCGGGCATGACGCATTCGTGGGTAAAACCCACCAGTTGCAGGAACTTCGAGGCCCGCGGATGCGAGGCCCAGGCACGGGCCTCGATGCGGAAGATCCCGGCCTCTCGTGCGAACCGGGGCATATCCGAGCGGATGACCCGTGCAAGAGCGGCCAGCTGGCGTCTGTGTCGCTGGTGGCTGCGGGCCACCAACGCGGCCGAAGCTACGCCAGCCTGGCCCGTATTGGCAAGGGCCAGCAGCGCGATGGCCTCATGGCTGCGTTTGTCCCGGATCACCAGGCTGAGCACATGCAGCGACCGGGCCGCACGCCAGTCCCCGAAGAGGGAGAGGTGGGTTACCACCTCCCCCCGCACGGCCTGCGCCTCGAGGCGATCGCACGGGTCGATGTTCCGCAGGACCGCCATGGCCGCCAAGTCGTCGTAGTCATCCACCAGGATCATTCGGCGGGCTCGTAGGTGGCCGCGAAGATGTCGGGCTTGCAGGGGTAATACTCGCCCTTCACGCCGCGAATGATCCAGTCCCCGATCGAAGTGTCATGCTCGCCCTCGAGGGTAGGAACGACCAGCGAGGTGCGACCAGTGGCCGTTTTCCTCACCCACCAGCCTTCCGGCAGGGCGTGCGGCGCAAGGTCGGGCTGCACCCACAAAGCGATGTCCCTGGTGTTGTCGCCGGTCCAGCGCATGGCGTCGATCACGATGGGCTTCTTGCGGAACTTAGGCATTCTGCGCCGCCTGCAGCTCGAGGATCTGGCGCCGCGCGGCATTGGCCCAGTTGTCCAGGGCCTGGTGCTCGCCGCCGGGCCCCATGGCGGCAACGCTGACGGTGATACCGGCCATCTCGATGCGGGTCCCCTCGATCGAGCGATCGATCTGCATCCCGTGATCCAGGACCAGTCTCGTGATCAGCAGGGATCTGTGCCAGGCCAGCATGTCGCTGATCAACTTTGCCAGGTGCTGCAGCTGCTCGACGGGGTCGACCGCAGGTTCCAGGTCTGGGGTGGGATCCGGTGTTTGGTCGGGATCGGTGACGAGCTGATCCGCATTGGGGGTATCACCCCCCTGATCGGTCAGCTCCTGCTGGGCGTCAGGCTGATTTCCTTCCTCGGCGACAGGATCGGCACCGACGGGGGCGGGATCAGCCTGGGCGGCCTCGGCCTCGGTCGCCTCGGCTTCCGGTTCATCTACCGGCTCCTCGGCCTCGATGCCGCCGTCGTCGATGCCGTCGGCCGCGGGAACGGCATCGACGGTCAGGTCCGCCTCGGGCGCAACGGCCTCGACCGGCGCTGGAACAGGCTCGGGCGCGTCGGCCTCGGTCGCCTTCTTGGGTTTCTTGGTCATCTAGAGCCCTCCATAGGGGTTGAGGATGTCGAAGCCGGTTTTCAGCCCGGCCTCATGGCTGTCGGGAAACTGGGGGTCGTTGGGCAGGGGATCGGCCCCGGCCATGCTGCCGGTGCTAAGACCGTTGCCACGCACCCGGCGCAGGGCGAGGTATTGCAGCGCATCCATCACGTTTGCCTCGGTCAGGCTCTTGTCCGGCACCTTGCGCTTGTCGCCGTTGCGCGTGATTTCGTCGTTCCAGACATACCGGCCCTCGAACCCGGCGATGACGAACGTGCAAGATGGATCGATCAGCAGCCCGGGTCGGCCGGCGACCAGGGGCGCCTCGAGCAAGGCGCGGATCGCCTCGAGGCGGGGCTGAAGGCGGTTGGTGCCGATCTTTTGCGGCCGGACACGGAACCCGGCGGCCTGGCCGACCAGCAGGTTCCAGGTCTGGTTTTCGTCCGCCGCCTGGCTGGCGCCGTGCTCGCCGGCCATGTCGCCATAGGCGGCTTCCACGCGAAAGCCCGGCCAGCGCTGCGCCAACATCTTGCCCAGGCGGTCGCCGAAGACCCGGGCCATCAGGCGCTCTTTCGGGAAATGCAGCTCGCCCAGCAGCAACAGGATCCCGTCGTCGGTTTCCTGGCCGACCACGGCCGCGCCCTTGAAGCCCTGGTCCAGGCCGATCAGCAGGCCCCGGCCCGGAACCGGGTCCAGGCGATCTGGCGAAACGTGGATGCGACGGCTGAACTCGCGCAGGAAAACCGGCTCGCCGACCCGGGCATGGACGATCCGGTTGAAGACCAGGCGTTCGACCTTGTCGCCGCGCCCGAGGGCGCGCAGGACGGCGATCTGCTTGGCGTAATACCCGGGCGACAGGTTCTGCAGGTTCTCGGCCCCGGGTTCGCCATAGCCGGGCTGGACGTGGAAGCTGAAGCGGATCTCGTTGGCGCCGGGCGGCAGGTCCGCGTTCATGGTCTTGACGATCTCGGCCATCTTTGCCGGGTCGAGGATCAGCACCGCCAGCCAGTTGTCCGGCTCGGGCGCGTTGAAGTCGCCGACGATCTGGCCGAAATCCAGCAGCTCGGGCGGATAGCCCTTGAAATGCTCCATGCCGGGCCATCGGTTAATCCGGGTGATGCCGTTCAGGATCACCTCGATCGGGTTGGTGTCCATCTCGTGCAGCCAGATGTCGGTGGTCTGGTAGCCCCGCATCGAACCCTCGATGTCGTCGCCGAAGGCCATGAACTCGACGATGAACTCGATCTCGTCGGACCAAAATGGGTTGTTGCGACCGGGCGGGGGCGGCACATGGGTGCCATCGCTGAACCGCATGACGAAGGTCACCGGCCCGCCCTTGCCGCCGGACCAGTCGCCCAGGTGCCTGGGATAGACCTTCAGGAAGTCGGGGATCGTGGTGGACCAGAGCTGGCGATAGGTCTCGCGGATCACCAGCAGCTTGTAGCGCCGCATGCCGTCGATGACGGAGCGGGGCACCGACATGGCACGCCGGATCCTGGACTTCAGCAGGGTCGTGGTCTTGCCGCTGCCGACCGGACCGCGGATCCCGACCAGGGCGGCGTCGTCCCAATAGGCCGCCTCGGCCACCGGGCCGGGAAAATCGGGGGGGTCGAGATCGAGCTTGCCGGCGCCCGCGACGGGCGATAGCAATGCAATTGCCTCGGCGGCCGACAAGCTGGCCAGCTGCTCGGGATCGAGCTTGACAGTTCCCCCGACCCCGCTTGCGGGCGCTTCCCAGTCAGACATCGGCCGGACCCCCGCACCCCATGATCAGATTTTGGGGTTTCGATTTTGCCCCGAAATGGGGGATGGCCTCACAGGTAGGGGCAGATAGACTGACGCGCTGACCACCCCCCGGGGGGTTCGATGCGGTGCAATGATACCGCGCCTTGAAGGGGTGGCCGGGGCGGCCGATGCTGGATCGGGCCGGGCGCAGTTGATTTTCAATCAGTTGCGGCATGTCGGTTTTCCCAGACATTTCAATCGGTTCCGCCATCCGTCCGACGCGCCGGCGCGGGCGCATTGGTGGCCGCTTGGTCAACCTGTTGATTTTGCTGGATTTGATGCGGCATCGGCGGCGGGCCGATCCGACGCGGTCCGGGCGTCACGTCGCGCGCCTGGTCGGCCGTCCTGGACGGCTCTGCCGGCAACGCGGCAGGGCCTGGAACGATGATCTGCGTGACGTTGACCGGTGCGGCGTCCGGCGTGGCCTTGGGCGCGCCGTAGGGCATCAGCGCGTCCGCCGCGCGCAGCCGGATCGCATAGAGCTGCTGGAAGGTCGCCAGCCGCGCGGCCATGGTCTGGATCACGGGCTTGTCGTCGCCGGTCTTCGCCCCGGCCTGCGCCCAGGCCAGCAGTTGCTCGGCCTCGGCCATCGTCGCCAGGAACGCATTCTCGGCGCTGGTCAGCCCGGCCATCTCGGCCAGGACCTCCTCGGGCAGCCGCATGCCGCGCTCGGCCAGCCATTGCCGCATCTGCGACATCGCCTTGCCGGCGCCGCGCGTCCGCCTGGTCTCGCCGCCCGCGCCCTGCGCCTCGTCGGGCAGCAGGGACAGCTGCTGCTGCAGGTCGCGGCTGGCATCGATCCGCGCGGCCGCATCACGGGCCAGCGCCTCGAACTTGTCGTTCGGCCGAGCCATCAAAAACCCCCTTTTTTGTGGTGTCGCTGGTTAAGTGACTGAAACCAAATGAATTTCAGGCCGCCCGCGACAGTAAAAAACGAGGTGTCGCGGGTGGTGTCGCGGGTTAGTGCGATGATTTCACTGTCTTTTTCTCTAAGAGCGACAGAGCGACAGTAAAAATGGGTATGCCTCGCATGTGCGGACGCATGCGCGCGCGCGCGCATGCACATACGCGAGGAAGCGTAAAAATGCCGTCGCGCCGTCGCGGCTGGCAATTCTTCTAGTGTTTTCAGATGATTAACCCGCGACACTGGCCGCGACAGTAACAAGCCGTAACTGTCGCGGCGTCGCGGCTTGCGGACCCCTGACCCATGCACGCAAAGGTTGTTCCGCAGCGCCTGCGCAGGCGCATAATGGCATAGATGATGGGTGCGGGCAACGGGCAGAGCAAATGGGGTGCGGGGTGTGAGGTGTGGGTGTGGGCTTCGCATCTGTCTATTGATCTGAAAGGGTAATATTGAGATCACAAGCCATGCTGGCTTGTGATCACGTCTTTTCAGGGCGATGTTCCATCGCCCGGTTCCACCGCTCTACTCACCTCTGGCGCGCCTCCAGGTTCGCGTGTTCGCGACTACGTCTGCTGGCCTTGATGGTTGGTCACGCATCGGTGCGCACCTCCATCAGTCGAACCGACGTTGCTGTTCCATGCGGCGCAGGGTCTGTTCGGGCGTCTCTCCGGGCAGCATGTCGTAGCTGCAGCCGATGCAACCGCCCTTCCAGGATCCGGCGCGCTCGCCGACCTCGGCCGAGAAGTGGATGTCAATCGAGTGCTTGCGGATCTTGGGCCAGCCGAGCCGGTGCAGGATCCTGCGACCGATCACCCAGCGCTGGCGGTAGATCGTCGCCTCGACCTCCTGGATCTCGCCGCTGTCGAGCGTGTAGCTGTAGGGGTGGGTCTCGGGCATGACGACGCGATCCTCGCCGGCGCGCACGTCGCGCCAGGTGCCGTCGCCGGCCTCGTATTGCCAGGACAGCGTCTCGAGGCGGAAGGGCCAGTCCCACCAACGCGACCAGCGGCCCCAGCACAGACGGATGCCGAACTCGCGGGACATGTCGATGCCCCAGATCGGTTCCTCGCCGACCTGGTATTCCTGCGGCACGATGCCCAGCGGGATGAACGCCTGGCCGAAGCCCAGGGCGACGTTCAGCATGCGGTTGCCCTGGTCGCAATCGTTGCTGTGGATCAGAACCCGCAGGCCGACGCCGGACCAGCCGCGGCGCCAGGATGTCGGCCAGGTGATCTCGAGCGACTGATCGTTCTTCAGCCAGCCGCGCCACATGCCGGGCTCCAGGGCGGTGTGTCGGAAGATCCTCATGGCTGGCTCTCCTCGAAGGCGGCGATCCGGCGCTCGGCTGCGCGGATCCAGTTGCGGAAGCAGCCGGCCTGGCCGGCCGTGCAGCTCGAGACGATGCCATGCATGCGGATCCTGGTCTCGTAGGACAGGCCCGTGATCCGCGCGCCGTATTTGGTGCGCAGGTATTCGGCCAGCACCTTTGCGGCCTCGCGGCGTTTGTAGTGCTGATCAGCTGTTCCGCGATAGTCGCTGCCGTCGATTGAGGGAAGCGCATCCAGGCGAGCCTGCAGGTCTGCGATGATGGCGCGGAGGATCGAGGGGGAGGGATGAGCCATCAGTCGTCCTCCAAGACCTCGGGCGGGATCGGGCCGCCGCTGAACAGGCCGGACTGGTCGCTGATCGTGGGGGGTGGGCTCGATCGCCTCGAGGCGAAGGACGTGGCCACGCCCAAGGGGCGCGCTGTCGGCATAGCCCTGGACGGCATGGTAGGGGCTGATGTGGCGGGTGGTGCGGGGGCGTGTGTCCATCAAACGTAATCCTCGAAATCGTTGCTGACAGGGGGCAGGGGTTGGGCCGCAGGGGCGCGGTCCATCGGGAAGGACAAGAGGCCGGCGACCGAGCGCAGCGGGATGTAGACGCCGCGCGTGCTTTGGCCGGCCAGGCGAAGGGGGTTGGAAACGGGTTGTGCGCCGGGCAACCGCCTCGAGGACTGGGCCCATACGCCACGGGCCCAGCGGCTATGTTCGAACAGCTTGGAGAGGCCGGGGATGGGCTGGTTGGCAATGAACAGCTCGGCCTGCTCGCCCTGGCCCTTCACGCGCAGGCCGGCCTTGGCCAGCTTTTCGTTGGCGATCTTGGCGGCCTTTTTGCGGTCATCGTCGGTGATGTCGGTCAGGCCGCTGTCGCCCTGGACGACCAGGGCGCGGGGCGCTGCCGGCAGCGCGGCCGCGGTCATGATCCATTCCGCGACCGTGTGCAGCTCGCCCCGGCGATACACGTCGAAGGGTTGGCCGATCAGATGCTGGATCATATCCTCGGCGTCGCTGCCGATCTCGTCCGTCTCGGCCCGGGCAGCCTTGGCGATCTTCAAGGCCCAGCCCTTCAGGTGCTCCTCGGTCGGCAGGGCCTCGTTCAGCGCCATGTCGGCCATAGCGAGCGTGGTCGCATAGTTGTCGCCGTTCCGGCCGGCCAGCCCCGCCTCGGCCAGGGCCTCGCGCCACAGCTGCAGGCGATCTTCCCAGCTGGGCCAGCGGGCGATCAGCAACTGCTTCAGCTTGGCGCCGCGCTTGCGCCAGGTGCGGGGGTCCAGCGACGGTTTGGGGGCGTCCTTGGGCAGGGTATCCAAGTTGAGCGTGATGAGGCGGCTGCGATCCTGCGGGCCCATGGCGCCGGGGATCAGGATCGAGGAGAACATGAAGGTCGAATAGACGTTGCCGCTGGCACCCTTCTGGTCGGCGGAGCCACGCAGCCACTGCCCGCCCGAGGCCGCGACCCGGGCCAGGACGATGATGTCCTTTTCCTTGTTCGAGCCTTCGTCTCCGGGCTCGAGCTCGTCGATCGCCACCGGCAAGGACGAATGGCCGAGGCGGCTGGTGATCCCGGATTTGGTCGGGTCGTTGGACTGGATCAGGCCCTTGTCGCCGCCGTGCAGGTGCTTGATCATGTCCTGCAGGGTGGATTTTCCCGAGGCCTTGTCGCCGGTGACCCAGAACACGGCGCGCCAGTCCAGGGCACCACCCAGCATCTGACAACCGATCATTCCCAGCACCAGCATCGGCTCGACATCGCCCCGCTGCCAGTTCCAGGTGCCGATCTGTGCGAGGATCACGACCGCGACGTTCTCGTCGCCCTCGGCCGAGGGCATGGGGATCGGCGGATAAGCCGGGTAGATCTTGCCGTCGATGTCGGCGGGCTCGCGCTCGCCCTCGGCGGTCAGCAGCAGCTTGCCGCAGTGATAGATCAGCGCGCCGTTGTCGTCGCGCCAGGCGCCGACGCCGCGCACCGTGCCGTCGGGATTGAACAGCCCGCGTTCGGCGCAGGCGGTGATCATGGCGGTGCTGGCATGCATCTGGTTGAACTTGCCCGGCACCCGGTCGCCCTGCTTGTCATAGGTCGGGAAGCGCTGGCACAGCAGCTCGATGCGATCGAGGAACAACGCCATCATGGCCTGCCCCTCGTGCTTCTTGATCGCGCGCATCTGCCCGAGGCGGTCGAGATAGAAGAACATGTCGCCGTTCACGCCCAGGGGGCGGACCGGGCAATCCTTCCAGATCTCGCCACGCGGCCGGCTGTCGCGTCCGGATCCGCCGCCGCTGCCGCGATCGGGCTGGGGACCTGGATCGGACGGATCCGGGGGCGGGGGGCCTGAAGGGTCGGGGGCGGGCTGTTCCGGCTCCTCGGCCGACGGCGCGTCGTCGTCGTGCTGGTCCTCGGCAACGGGGGCGTCGGCCAGCTGGGCGGCCAGGTCGTGGATTTCAGCCATGGCAGGCAGCCTTTTTGAACCAGCGCCCGTCGTGCCAATCTCGGGCGGCCAGCCCGCCAGCTACGGCCGCCTCTACGCCTTCCTGCGTCAGATAGTTCCAGCCGTTCCACCGCTCAGCGAAACCTGCCTCGACGAGGGAATTTCGCTCCTCTTTACTGACCAGATTGCCGTCCCAGGTCGGACCCTGGACAAAAAGCTGCATCAGAACTTCGCTGCTGTAGATGCCGCTCATTTCTGGCCCTTCGACGCGTTGCGCGACCATTCCGAAAAGGCCGGGTCCAGGTCGGTGGGCTCCTGCCAGGACCGCGACGCCGACCGCGCCCCTATGCGCAGTGCGGCGCGCCTCTCGTCGTCAAGCTGGCCAAGCAGGTCGTTGAGCAACGCGAATAGCGGTCCCGGCTGCTGCTTGTTGCGGGCATCTGCGACAACGTTGATCGCTTTCTGCCACGCCTCCTGGACGGCCTGATCGGCGGGTGTCAGGGCGGCGAGCGCCTTCATGGCATCGCAAAGCGCGAGAAAGCTGTCCCAGCTCGACACCACCCGGTCATCGTCTCGATGCGCCCGACCATCGAACGCGCGCCAGGCGCGGTCCAAATCTGCCAGCGCAGTCCCGCCGCTATCCTGCCCTGTCGATTTCGGATCCATGCTCTTGTCCCTCGTCTTCTTTTTGTTGCTGCTGCAGACGCGCGCGCAGCGCGTCGTTCAGGTCCTTGCCGCCATCTCGGTTCATCCAGACGCGGACTTGGCGGCCGGCCTTCTGATGCGCGGCGATGGCGCGCTGCAGCGCGGCCTGCGCATCGGGGCCGGGATCCCGGTCCGCGATCAGCGTGACCGAGCTGATGGCCGGGGGCAGGACCACGCCCCCGAAGTTCGACAGGCTGATGGCGGCGATCACCCGCGCCTGGGGCAGCAGGATCGCACAGGACAGCGCGTCCTCGATGCCCTCGGAAATGAACAGGTGGCTGCCCTGGGGCGCATCGGCCAGCGGCTTGTTGCGCCGGCCGGACGGCTGGATGCCGCGCCACAGGTGGATCGAGCCGCCGGCATAATCGCCCAACACCTTCTTGGGCTTGGGCACCGGGGCCTTGTCCCACCGCCCGTCCGGCCGCATCGCCAGCCAGGTGCGATGGCAGGCGATCGAGCGGCCCTGGCCGTCGTTGACGATGGCCAGCATCGCCGGCATCTCGCAATCCCAGACCTCGCCCGTCTCGCGGTCCAGATGCTTGTAGCGCACCGCCGGGTGATAGCGCAGCGCGCCGGGCTGGCGGCCGAGCTGCGCCAGGTCGATGCCGCGCGTGTCGCGCAGGTAATGCTCGACCGGCGTGGACTTGATCCGCTCCTGGCCGGACAGCCACAGCGCCACGGCACCACGGCGCCGGCGCTCGGCCTGCTCGCGGCCCTTGGCGCGGGCCTCCTCGGCCAGGCGCTTCGAGCGCTCGGCCGCGGCCTTGCGCCGGGCCACGTCCCCGGGGCTGTCATAGGCCAGGCCCAGATAGGACCGGGCCTCGCGCAGCGCGTCGGTGATGCTGCAGCCCAACGACAGGCGGATCAGGTCGATCAGGTCGCCGTGCTCGGCCGTGGCATAGTCGTTCCAGCGCCCGGCCTTCTCGCCCTCGAGCGCGACGACGAAACTGCCGACGCTGCGATCGGCCCGGCCGGGGTTCAGGGTGAAGTAAAGGCCCCGGTCCTCATACCACTCGCACCTGGGCGGGGCGTAATGCATCGCGACCTCGCGCCGCCGCTCGAACAGCAGGCCCTTGATCTCCTCGATCGAATAGGTCTGGCGCCGGTCATTCATGGCGCCCTGCGCGGTATCGGACGGCGGCCAGCAGGTCCTGCTGGCCGGACAGCGTCAGCTGGCCCTTGACCGTCAGGATCTCCTCGGTCTGCATCGATCGAAAGCGGGCGGCGACGGCCTTGAGGTTGCAGCCCAGCTGGTCGGCGATCACCGCCGCCGGCGTGCCGCTCAGCAGGCCCTCGACCAGGTAAACATCGTCCTCGGCCGTGAAATCGTCGGGCAGGCCCCGAAGATGATCCAGCAGCCAGTTCTGGCGCATGGACAAGCTGCTGTTGCGGGGCATCGCCGGCGGCGCCGGCGGCTCTACTGGTGGAGGATCGATGCTGGGCGCATCTGCCACAGCCACACCGCCCAGATCACCCAGTCCAGCGGGCTGTCGTTCTGGGTCGGCGGCAGGCCCTGCTGCAGCCACCGCCGGAAGGCTTTCTGCCCCCGGTTCGTGATCAGCCCCGTTTTCCGCAGATCCCGCATCGCTTCCTCGGCCGTCATCCACCAGCCGCACAGCGGCAGGGTCGCCGGCGTCACGGGGCGCTTCAGGTGGTGCTGGCTGGTCAGCATCGGCGGGGTCCTCCTGGGGGATTTCTGGCATCGGCGCGACGCGCCTGCGCGATAGCGCGACCCGCGTGGCATCGGGATTGCGGCCGTAACGTGCCGCGATCTGGGCATAGGTTTTGCCTTCGGCACGCATTGCGAGGGCAGCCGCCAGATCCGCCGGCGACCAGGGCTGGTGCTGCTGTGCCAGCGGGATCGGTGCTTGCCCCAGCGCACGCTGGCGCTTGAACATCTGGCCGGTCGCGGCCGTCGGCCGGCCCAGACGGCGGGCGATGTCGCTGACGGTATGGCCGGCTTTCTTCAGCGCCCAGGCACGCTCGATCTCGTCTTTCGTCCAGCGCTCGCCGCGCGCGAAAGGTTCATCTGCCGCCGCCCCGGCGGCTGCCACAGCCGGGGCGGCGGGGGAGGGTTCAGCCATGGCGCTGCCCCCCCCGACCACCGGATCCGCAGGCGCTGCCAGCTGCACCACAGCGTTGCGGGTTCCGGCGATCCATTCCAGGACGGGTGCCGCCTGGCCCAGGGGCAGGTCGGGCACCAGCTCCGCCAGCTGGCGAAGGTCACTCAACAAGATCGTCGTCATGAACATACTGCTCCCGGATCTGGTCCCAGGCCGCGGCCATGCGCCGCATGTGGAAATTGCGCAGGATGGCGGACTTGCCCGCCCGGGCCGCCCGCAGCTCTGCGGTGGGCAACTTGATGAACTCGCGCGCCGCCACGATGAAATCGATCAGCGCCGGGTTGTCCCTGGTCACGTCGGGCAGCACGTCGGTCAGGATGGACTGGATCATGCCGTCGCGATCGTCGGCGCAGGGATCGGCCAGGAAGACGCCGCAGGCATGGATCAGGACGTGGTCGGCATAGGTCAGCCTGATCGGGGATCCGTCAGCCATGTTGCGCACCTCGGCCAAGTCGTGACAGCTCCACGGCGCGGCCGAGCTGCTTGCCCAGCCGCCCCATGCGCTTCGGATCGCCCTGGACCGCCGGCCGCCGGCGGGCGAAGGCCTCGATCTCGACGCGCAGCGGATCGGTTTCGTCCAGGGCCTCGGCCGCCAGGCCGCGCAGGACCGCGGCGTCGCGCGCCGCGACACGGCCGGCGATGGCGGCGGCCGCCACGGTTAGCGCCGCCAGCTCGACGGTATGCGTCGTCATTCCGCACCCCCCGGACCATGGCCGGGCGCGACCCGCAGCGCGCCCGGCCGGACCGAACGCACCGCCTCGAGGCGCGGACGGCGTGGGAATGGAAAAAGACCGCCGGCGCGACGGGCAGCAGCGCCGGCGGCAGTGAACGCCCAGCCGAAGCAGAAAAAGCACTGGGCGCAGCCCCGCGGCGCCGAACGAGGGTAAGGGCACGCGGGGGATTTCATCGGGGAACTCATTCGGCCGCCTCGATCTTGCCGGCGGCCATCTGTTTCAGCAGAGCTTCGATCTCGGCCGCGGGCGCGCCCCAGATCAGGTGTTCGGGCTTCAGCGGGATGCCCTTGGCCTCGGCATGGGCCAGCAGGCTGCGCATGGTCCGCGCGCTGGGGATGTCGCCGGCGTCGCGGCCTGCAGCAGAGTGGCGCCAGCGATAGCCGGCCTTGTCGGACATGCCGATCATCGGCCCGACGACCTCGGGCCGCCCGATCAGGAGCTCGACGATTTGCGAAGGTGTCAGGTTGTCACTCATGACATACACATGGGCGGAGGTTGACTAAATAGTCAACTGCAATTTGCAGCACTACTGCAATGAATTGCAGGTAACGAGTTGTTACCTAGCTCGCATGATAGATGAAAAATGGTTCAAGGCGCAGCAGCGTAAGGCCGGCGTGACAGCCGAGGACATCGCAAACCGCATGGGCCGCTCACGCTCAGCTGTTTCGCATATCTACATGGGGCGCCAGCCCATGAGCCTGGAGTGGGCAAAGGTATTTTCCGAGGTGCTGAAGCAGCCTCTCGATGAGGTGTTGCGCCGTGCAGGGGTGGCGGATGGGCCGGCGGCGCAAGCTCTTGCGCCGGGGTTTTCGGACAGCGATGCCGCAGCCTGGGTGCCGAAACAGGGTGAGGGCCGTGAGATCGAGGCCATAGCTGATGCCTTTGGGCGGAAGGCCGGCATCGACGTCTGGCAGGTGCGCACAAGCGCAATGGCTCTGCAGGGCATTCTGTCCGGTGATTTTATACTGGTCGATACGCACGCTGCCGAGCGCGTAAAAGCTGGGGATGTCGTCGTTGCGCAGATCTACGATAACGCGAACGGCAAGGCGAACACGGTGCTAAGACGGTTTGAGCCGCCGGTGCTGGTGGCAGCCTCTGCCATGCCGGAGGATCGCAGGGTCTGGATCGTGGACGGCATCAATGTTGTTATCCGGGGAAAGGTCATCGCCAGCTGGCGGGCCAGCTAAGGAGGCCGGGATGCCTATTATACTTTTCTTCATGTGTTTCATATTTTTCAAGGGCATGGCCGTCTTGCTCCTCGAGGAGAACATGACTGTCGTCGGTGCGCTGTTGGCCGCGGTATGCGTCACTGCTGTGACGATTGGCCTGGGGCTCATAACCAATCTCTCAGGCCTGGAATGGCTGGCAAAGATCGAAAGCAGAGAACCCCATTCGCCCGCACCGCTTAAGCCGATCATTGCCTTGCCTGTCGCGGTGACGGCATCTGTGCTGATTTCCTATTTCGTGCTGATCGGGTTTTCCCCTCGCCTGGCTGACAGGATCGACCTCGTCGAGGACTTCGGAAACTTCCGTCCCTACCGTGATGATTGGCTGTGGTTCATCGTCATGATCAGCATCCCGGTCTGCATGCACTGGGGCCTCCAATACCGTGCGATCCTCAAGATGCGCGATAGGCTGACTGACCCGCGCTAAACAAAATTGCAGCATAACTGCAAATTGCAGTTGACAGTTTAGGGTAGTGACTCCTAACTGTGCAGGACAACCCTGCACTAGGAGCTTGCCCCCATGTCCATTTCCACACTGCCCGTCCCGCTGATGACCGCGGCCGAGCGGGCGGGCTTTCGCGAAGCCATTGCCTTCTTCCGTTCCGAGGCGGCCCGGATGCGCCGGGCGGCGAACATGATCGGCGAGGCGCCGGCGGCGGCCGCGCCGGCCGATGCCTTCCAGCAGCGCCAGAAGAACCAGATCCTCGAGCTCTGCGCCTATGGGGTCGATCGCATCGCCGATCAGGCCGAGGCCCAGCTGCAGCCGCTTTTGAACTGATTTCCCCAGGGGCCATCCACGGCCGCCTGTGGTGGTGCGGCCGTCCCTTCATCTCGCCCCGGCGCCGGATGGCGCGCCCAGGGCTGGGGATCGGACCATGGTTCTGGTGATCATCTTCTGGCTCGCCCTGGTCGGCGTCTTCATCGGCGCCCTCGAGGAGAACGCCAGGCGCAACGCCGGCGCCGACGGTCCGGCCCCGTCCGACAGGAAAGGGACAGGCCATGAAGGCTAGGACGGTGAACCTGGAACATACGACCGACGAGGCGCAGCTCAAGGTAGCGCACCAGATCGGGAAACTCGTCGCCAAAGAAGCGGTCACCCGCTTCATGCGGGCGATGGAGCCGCTGTCGCCTCAGGGCAAGACCATTTCCGTCAGCACCTCGCTTTGCCTGCTGTATCGCGAAATGGTGAACATGCTGATCAACCTCGACCGGGACGCGTCGCTGGAGTTCCTTGCGGCCGGGGTGGAGGCGCTGCGGGCGGGCGGTCTCAACGATGAAATCGAAACCCGCCAGATCGCTGCCCAGACGGCATTGGCGCGGGCGGAAATCGTCAGGACCGCCCAGATGGACACGAAGGGCAGCGCATGACCAGATCGGCCCCCACCTTCATCGCCACGGCCGAGGTCGCGCAGCTGCTCGGCCTGTCCGACGGCGGCTTCCTGCGCCAGCGCCCGCGCCTCGAGGAGGCCGCCGGCTTTCCCGAACCGATGCCGCACAGCCGCCGGCCGCTGCGCTGGCGCCGCGACCAGGTGCTGGCCTGGATCGAGGGGCAGGGCCTGCCGCGCGATCTCGAGGCCCGCGTGGATCCCGCGCTGATCGCGTCCGGCCAGGTCGTGCTGCTGGCCGAAGCGAGGAGGCCGTGATGCCCGGCCCCGTGTCCGAAAGCTTCAAGGGGCCCGGCGACTGGACCCCCTATGTGCCCACCTGGTGCTACCCCAAGGGACCGCGCATGTGCCCTTGCGGCCATCACGAAGGCTATCACAACGACGCCGGCGCCTGCCTGCTGCACCACAACTGCGGATGCACCGGCCTGCCGGCGGACTGCTTCACCCCCGACGAGGACATGTGATGACGATTTATCTCGAGGTGCCCGTGACCGGCGGGACCATAGGTTACAAGCTTGCCGATGATCCCGAGGAAGCCGCGTATGCGCTGAAGGAAATGGCCCGCTACGCCGGCGAGGACTTCCCCGGACAATTGGCGGAGCATACTCGCTGGGAAGCGGAGGAGTGCGCGGGTTTCCTGCGCAAGCTGGCGGATGCGATCGAGGCTGGGGCAGCAGAATGATCCTCGCCAAGCCCCGCTATGGCCAACCCTGCAACGGCTGCGGCTTGTGCTGCGCGGCCGAACGCTGCCCGCTGGCCGCCCATGTATTTGGGCCTGGTGATCGCTGCCCGGCCCTCGAGGCCGAAGGCCTGCGCTTCCGCTGCGGGCTGATCGCAAATCCCGACCGCTATGCGGCCGAGCTGGTGATGCAGCACGGGCGGGACGCGGTCGCCGCAGCCGCTGCCGTCCTGGTCGGCGCGGGCCACGGTTGCGACGCGCAGGAACCGGGGGAACCTTACGATTTCGAGGCCTCCGCACGAATGCGCGCGCAGCTTGATCATCGTGCCGCCGAAGCGGCGTTCAATCTTTGGGCTGTATGAGTTGACCATGAAATCCGACCGCCTCATTCCCAACCCGCCCGCAGGCCTGCGCGAGCGCCGGCGCACCGATGGATCGACCCGCCTGTGGTGGGAACCCTCGGCCGCAGCGCGTGAGCTGGGATTTGCGGCGGTCGAGCTGGACGAGAAGCGCCTGACCTGGTCGCGGCGCCAAGCCGAGAAGATCAATGCCGAGCTGGAGCGCGCGCAGCGCGCCGGCCGGCGCGAGGTGCCGCGCGCGTCCAGCCGCACGGTCGAGGCGCTGATCGAGGATCTGCGGCGATCCGTCGCCTGGACCGACGACATCTCGGAAAAGACCCGCAAGAGCTACGACGCGCTGTTCCGTCAGATCATCGCGAAATGGGGCACGCACCAGGTCCGCGACTTCAACAAGCCGGTGATGCACACCTGGTATCAGACGCTCTACCGGACCAAGGGGGAGCATATGTCGGTGGCGCTGCTGCGCGCGATGTCGCGGCTGATGAGCCATGCCGAGCTGATCGGCTGGCGGCCCGAGGGTTCCAACCCCTGTTTCCGGTTGAAGATGAAAACGCCCAAGGGCCGCCAGCGCGCAGCGTCCTGGCGCGAGGTCGATGCCCTGGTTGCCGCGGCCGATCACGTCGGGCTGCCCTCGATCGGCACGGCCATCCTGCTGTCGCTGTTCCAGGGCCAGCGAGAAACCGATGTGATCAAGGCCACCTGCGGCGCCTTCAGCGAGCGCATCAGCCGCGCAGAAGGCGAGCGCCGGGTGCGGATCCAGTGGACTTTCACCCGGTCGAAGCGCCGCAATGCCGGCGCGATGTGGCTGCACGACGAGGTGGCGCCCCGGGTCCGGGCCTTGATCCAGGACGCGCCTGACGACCGTCGCCTGCTGCGCGACGAGAAGACCGGCCGGGATTACGACGAGGAACTGTTCATCCGCCGCTGGGTCGCGGTGCGCGAGGCGGCGGTGCAGGCGGACAAGTTCGGGCTGCTGCGCAGATTGGGCAATCTGCAGTTCCGCGACTTGCGCCGGACCTTCGGGATCCTGTCGCGCTCGGGTGGATCGACCAAGGACGATACCGCCGACGTCCTGGGCAACAGCGCCGCGGTCAGCCCGCAGCTGGCCGAGGTCTACATGCCCTCGCAGCTCGATACCGCCAGCCGTGCCGTGGACGCGATACAGCGGCCCAGGAAGCCCGCCGCGCGGAAACGGGTATGACCCCCTTAGGCGCCGTATCTCATTTCTTCTTGTGGTTTGACTTCGGTAACGCGCAGGGTTTCCTCAACTACGCTTCCGTCGGGAAATCCGCTAAGCTTTATGAATATTTCGCCTGGCTGAGTTAAAGAAAAAGGAATGCCGTTAAGAAGCATATTAGCCTTGTCTTTACCTTCCGCGACATCAATAGGCATTATCATGTCTTGCCCAATGGATCCATTAAACCCAGATTGGAATCTTATATTATGGCGCCCTTGAGGTAGGTTTTCCAACTTTATCCATACTGCAATTCCGAGATGTTGCGGCAGAAATGCAGGAACAAGCTCATCGGAGTATACTCCAATAATCATCAACTTCCCATTTTGCTCTATGCGAATGTCATCACAAAAAACTACGGTCGCTTTGACAGTCATGCGCTAGCACTCGCCGGCTGTGGGGGATGCTGGTGTGCACTCCAGGAAAACATAGGCACACTTGAGTTTGCGGTCTTCCTGTCTTGCGGAGACACCAAGGAGGTGTTTCCTAGGTAGGTAACCACAGCTTCGTTAGAGCCCGGTTGGGCGGAAATCTTATGAAGAACGATTTCTGGCTTGTAACCCATTGCCGCGCTTAGTTCAGCAATCGTCCGGGCTGTAGGGTTTCCTTGACCTTTAAGAATGCGAGAAATGAACGCCCTGTCTACGCCTAACTCCTCAGCGACCTTTTTTTGGGTCAAGCCAGTTTCTTTTTTTGCCTCAATTGCCGCTTTCGCCAATGCGGAATGCAACTGCATAAGGAAGCGCGCGGCAATCCGGTCTTTCTTCTTTAGACGGATTTTATAGGACATCTTCCATGCTCCCGGTAATAAACTTTGGATCATCCAGATCCAACTTAACTCTGTCGCTCACCGCTTGGTTTCGATAACCACCGTACAAACCTAAGCTCTTGCATCGCTCTTTGGTGTCGATCGCGCTCACTATGAATTGCCCACAGCGCCAAAACCAACCAAAGAAACGCAAGTCCGGGGTCCTCAGTTCCCATATCCCGTCGCCTTCTGGCAGCATGCTATGCGGGGGGAAGTTCTTCAACGGCTCGCCAGCTATATACTCGTAAATCAGTGCCTCGGCTTGTTCCTCAGGTGATCGCGCTTGATCGATGTAGCCATCTGCTTCCAGGGTCGGCAACGTATTTTCCAGCCATTGCAACGCTCGCGGCATAGCATACATGAGCCTCTTAGGCACCTCACCAGGATCCAGATCAGCGTCGATCCTGTACACAGAATCGCCCTCAAGATCCTGCAATGTTGCCATATAAGTCAACCTACCTAATGTGTCAAATGCCGCACATGTTCATTGAACGCAGGGTTGCATGAAGTTCCAATGATTCTCAAGTGGTTGGGGTAAATGGTAACTTTCTCTCGAGGAGTATAGCTTGTTGGCTACACTGTTGCGCTCGGAACATCCTCTACGTGCGCCCCCGTCACCGTCACCGTCACCGTCACCGCCGTCGCGTTACGGCAGCCATGTCTGTTTGGGCAGGTCGGGCTTTGCTCTATCGCTGAAGTTGAACGCCTTCCTGCAAGCTGCCCCTTCTAGGAGAGGAAGGGCTTATGAGTATCGTTTTTACCCCAGCTTGCATGCAGGAAATCTACGACCGGGCAGAGCTGATTGCCGACCATCTCGACGTTGCGCTGGCCTGCTTGGGTGCGCTCGAGGCGGCGCTGATCCAGCAGGCGCAACAGCCGGCACCGGTGGTCGCGGCGATCCGGCGCTACCTCGAGGACGTGCGCCATGAGGCCGACAGGATCGCCCGGCTGACCATGGGATGCGACAGCCAGGAATAG